GGTATCACACCGCCGCCCACACGTTCTTCAAAGTCTAAGAAATCTATGGGGTCCGCATAGTAATCGTTGATAAGCCCGACAGGTTTAGGTGGATCACTCTTGTAGTTGTGAGTGTTTGGTACACGTAATATACTAGCAGAATCAGATGTGCGTGAAGGGTCCGCCCAGAATGATTGGTCAGCACATAGCTGCTTGAGCCGCTCCGCAACTGGGAACCAAGTCTTCTCGTCCACTGCTGAACTCAAAGGCCAGTATACATGTAACCCGTTACCGGAGTTTATGATTGTTGGTCTAGGCAGCTTGTTAGTCTTACAAAATCTACGCAGCGCCTCAATCGCGTCTGCTTGCGTAGGGAACTCTTTGCTCGGACCACAATCAAGATCGACAAAGAAAGACTTCATCTGCACGACATTAATTTGTTTGCGACCCAACAGGGGTTCTTTGTACGTGCCAAGGGCGAAGAATACATTGTACCCTTCTGCGTCTAACTCATTTGCTCGTTCTAATAAACGCTCGACTGACGGATAAAATTCCTGTTTGATGTCTTTTTTGCTTTTATTGCACCACAGGCAATAGTGACCGTCTTCCCCTAGCACAGAACGTAAAAATATTTCAGTGCTCACTGTGTTCTCTTCCCGTAAAAGTTTGCGCGGCCCCGAAAGACCGCGCTGTTTAATTAGTCATCCCACTCGTCTAGTATGCTATCTAGCGTAGCACTTTGGGACGCACCCGCTGCCGCTGCTTTTTTCTCAACCTTGACTGGTTCTGGTTCGGCAGGGGAACCGTTGTCTTCGTCAAAACCTGTTAGGTCTACTTCTGGCTCTTTCTTCTGTGGCATGTCTACTACGTTGTTCCCAAACACGCTCTCAGAAGATTTAGTATAGCCATCGTCCACTGTATCAAACAAGCTACGCATAGTGCGTTCTGCCAACTGAAGGACTTGGACCTGTTTTATACGCAGAGAAACGCTTGGCTCGTTCTGCATGTATTTATACGGATAAAAGGTTACAGCAATGTTGATCTTGCTGCCCGTAGTCAACTGAAAGTCATCATCCATAGGATTGTTCTTGGAATCAAACTGTAGAGGCTTACGGGTCTTTTCACCGTTGTATTGGCCTTTGAGTATGCACTTGACGGTGCGGGTGCCATCGTCGTGCTTAGTCATAGGGTTAGCAGGTTTATCAGGCCAATCTGGTTTTTTGTTAGCCTGATAGGATTTTACCATAGCAATGTATAGATGCTTGGCGGTTTCGCTATCCATCTTCAGTTCGATGGAATACTCAGCGTTTGGTGCCATCGGATCGCACGGCATACTCTGGTTTGCCTTTTGATCGAAAGCATAAGTACGGTCCAGCTTGGGCCATAGGGCTTCCACATTCTTTATAACGTATGGTGCAGCCATTTGTCGTTCTCCTATATATCTTCGTCGAGACTTAGATCCATCTCGTACTGGGTGTTATCGTGCGATGTATACCGCACGGGGTGAGCGTCTGTGAAATCACCATCGACCACAGACCTTATGGGGCCAGTCTTGCTTAGTAATGCGTTAGACACGGCGTCCTTATCAAAACGATAGACGTTGTTGATTTTTAGAAAAGTGTTGTCAGGGATGTGGCCCTGACGTATCCAGCCGCGAACGGTAGATACTGATACGGCTAAGTGTTTAGCCAGATCTTCTATAGCTACGAAGGGTGAAGCCATTATTTTTTCCTTACTGATATAACATACTCGGTGTCTATATTTAGACCCTCGGGTTTTAACTCAGGATTTTCTTCCAAGAATTGTTTTATATTCGTCTGGTTTATACGCTTATCGAACAACTCTGGCACTTTATGTTCTATGACAAACTTGTGCATGGCTTCCCAATCGCTAGTCCAATATTTGGTGCGTTGAGAACGAAAGAATAACCCTTCGTCGGTTCTAACGCTCTCAACTTTGTTACGTTCACAATAGCTAAGAAGCGCTCGTTTCAAGATGTCAAGCTGCCTAGCTAACTCGTCATCCTGTTTAGTGTACTCTGCCTTTAATTGTGCACGTTTGTTGCGTATGGCTAAATACGCTTTCGTCATCTTATCGGCAGGGGCGTCTGAATAGTCGCTCATTTTATCTCCTCCTAGTACAAAGTATTATTTAGTTATATATACTGCCTTAGTCAAGCAGTTCTTTGTACAAGTCGATCATTTTTGTGTGCACATCTATGCGTTTATCAAGCAAAGAGTACACGCGCTTCTCTACACCCGACCCCTGCAATTGTACGACTGTACACGGATGCTTCTGTCCTGATCTATGAACCCTAGCATTCGCTTGCGAGTACGTTTCCAGTGAAGAAGTCGGACCCCACCATACCACAGTATTCGCCGCAGTTAAAGTCACACCATGTGCTGCTGATTGAGGCTGTATCACCAATATCTTGGGGTCAGTATCAGTTTGAAACCTTTTAAATATGTCGGTTCTGGCGTGTGCTGGCACGTCGCCGCGAATCACTTCTGCTGTTAAGTTGTCAGACCGTAGCTTGGATACTAGCACGTCGATAGTGTGCTTGAATGGCACGAATACCAAGACCTTTTGGCTACTCTCGTCTATAACTTCTTTCAGCACTTGGTAGCGGTTCTTTATGTCAAACTCTAACGCGTCACCGTCATCGGTGTATACTGCGCCTGCACTGATCTGAAGTAACTTGTTCATGGTTGCGGCAGCGTTTATGGCAGACACCTCGTCGCTACCTACCTTCATCACCAGCTTCTTACGGAGTATTTCATAGTATTTTGTTTGTTGTTTGGTCAACTCAACCTTACGTTTGACGTATGTCATGTCTGGCAAATCGAGACATTCCTTCTTGGTAAACCGTATGGCTGGCTGTAACGCGTTAAATACAATCTCATTAGCGTTCTCTTTGGGCACCCAACGAAACTGTGTAATCTGCTGCATAACCGTATCGCGGAACGAACTGTAGAACCTCGGAACTGCATCTGGATTAATCAGCTTCGCAATGCCATACGCATCAAGAGGGGATTGTGCGGCGGGAGTACCCGTCATCATCCACAGCCAAGTGTCGTCGCCTACTATCTTGCGAAGTGTCTTCCAACGCTTAGTCCGTGCATTCTTGTAGTGGGTAGCCTCGTCCACAATAACCAGATCGAAGCCACCTTTGAGTACCTCCTCTACCACTATCTCCACACCGTCATAATTTATTATGACAAACTCTGCCCCTTGGTTGACGATGGCTGCACGTTTCTTGGCGCTACCATACGCAACATCCACAGTACGGTGCGGGGCAAACGTGTGTAAGTCTGCTCTCCACGCACTATCCATAATCGACAGTGGGCATATCACAAGCACTCTGTTTATCTTGCCTTGCTTTATAAGGAAATCAGCGGCCCAGATCGCACTTGCTGTTTTACCCGTGCCTTGCTCGTTGAAGCAGAAGCCTTTCTTATTCATGGTAAAGAACGAAGACGTTTTCTTCTGATGGGCAAACGGAGTGTGTTGCCCTGACCAATTATACTGGGTGTCGATAGGTGACGGAGCTTGGATGTTAAGGTTACGCAGCTTGTGAGCCGCATCAATATCCCATTTCACAAGCACTTCGTTGTTATCTATTTGTTTGCTTTTTGGAATAATAGAGGTGACACGGTTTGGATTGCGCAGCTTGAGTAGCAGCGCCTTACCATCTAAAATCTTCATTTGTTCTCCTACTTTTTCTTTTTATAGTTCCTTGCACGGTTCTTACTGCGGTTTTCTACTGTCACACCGTCTTTGTTAGAACCACCTTTACTCAAGGCTTTTTTGTGGCTGATGTCTTTGCCCTCACGCTTGTCAGCTTTGCCGTTGTTATTTCTATCTACCCCCTCGCGGTCCATCTTACGCCGCGCACGTTGGCGCTCCATACGCGCCTCAAACGGCTTACTGCCAACAGGTTTATTAGTCTGCTTCTTGCGGTCTTTAGGGTTTTTGTACGGCATTACGAGTTCGCTCCGTTGTGTATGCACTCCGCCACAGGACAGTGCCTTTTACATAACCCGTTAGGACGGGCGTTCCACGTGTCTGCTTCTGCTGCGGCTTTCATAGCGTTGAACTTCTTAATCCACTTCTCCCACAAGTCTGCTTTATCATGCACCTCGTAGGTGTGTTTCACTAAGTCATTTACTAGCACAAAAACCAACCCTGCGCGTACTGTTTTTATTTCTGGGAAGTGTGCAAATACGGATAGGGCCATCAACTCTAGCTGTCCCTTGTCCGCGTACCGTGACGAGTTAGATGTTTTGTAGTCAATAACCCACGCGACTTCGCCTATCACATCAATTATAAGCAGATCAGCTATGCCACGGAACCACGCTTCTTTGTCGTAGAACCCACAGGCTTTCAGATCTTCAGTGACGCCCATCTTGCGTTCACAAAACTTTACGCCTCGTTTATCTGCTAGTCTGTCTAAAAAATTTTGGGCAAACTCAAACTCCATTGGCAGAGGCTCTCCAGTTTTTATGTAGTCTTCTGCCGCCTTGTGAAACGCGTTACCGTATTTGGTAGCCGCCGTAGGTATGAATGGATAGTCTTTTGCTATCTTCTCATGGTAAAACTGTTTGGGACACTGCTCGAAAGATTTAATCTTACTGAATGACCAAGGTGCAATGTTATTCGCAATCGCCATATGATTTGCCTGTTCCGCTCTCGCAATTAATGGGCAGACCGTCTGCCCAATCAGGCACCATCCGCATACACTTTTCTATGTAGGCTTGTGCTTCTGGTACCTCTTCGTCTTTTACACAGCTAACAATGCTGTCATGTACTGTTAGCACAACTTTGTATCTCTTGGCAATAAGTAGCATTTGAAACGCTATGATACAACGTGCAACAGCCTGACACACATTCTCCACGACTTTCCCACCGTATATTTTGTTCGGTCCACGGCGTGTTTTGTAGTAGTATTGGGGACGCCCCTCTTCCAACTGCGCGAATAGATCATGGTAGTACATCGGTAACCCAGAGGGCAGTATGATCGCGGTTTTATCCACAGACACATCCAGCACACCTTTGCGTCCTAGTTGTGTAGCTGACCCGTTACACAGATTCTCCAACATCGTCTGTGCGTTGCGCCACAGTGAACTTATCGCGCCATTTGTAGATCGGTATATGTCTATTACGTTACGTGCCTCGTCCAACTCCATGTCGAAACCGAAGTTAGATAACTGCGCTTGGAACTTAACTGCCCCCATACCATACCCTGCGCCAAGGATTGTAGTCTTACCGACGAACCTCTGGTCTTTGCTAACCGCATCGGGTGGCACATTATATATTTTGGACGCCATATGTTTATAAACGTCCTCGCCTTTCTCGAACTGATCCACCAGATCATCTTGTTCTGCTAACCACGCAAGCACACGTGCTTCAATCTGTGCGCTATCTGCATCAATAAGAGTGTGTCCCTGTGGCGCAACGATACTCTGCTTTAGTCTTTTGCCATTTGGTCCACGGCTTGGCAGGTTTTGCAGGTTGATCTTGTCATCACCACCCCACCGACCAGTATGCGCTGCATAATACCTTACAGGTACGGGCAGTAGTCCACGACGGCTGATGTCTATGAAACGCTGTGTGCGTGTCTCTTCAAGCGTAGACTTTGTGCCTAACCTAGCAGCTACAAGGGATTGCACTCGGTCATCTGGATGTTCTTGTAACGCTTTGAACCCTTCGTCAGACTTGGCAAAGGCAAATGTTTTCTTGCCTGTGGTCAAACTAATCTTCGTCGGTGGTTTTACACCTAACCCCTCAAGCACAACGGCGAACTTAGGGTTGGACATCAACTCTTCTTTTTCAATCTGAGCGTCTGCCAACAGCTTGTCTTTTCGTTCTTTGATTTCTGCAAGGTGCAACTCAAGAAGACCCGCATCCAAATCCACAACAGGTTCAATAAACATACGCAAAGTTAAATCAATTAACTTCAACTCTTGGCGTGGGAACTTACGCATCATACGTGAGAACAACTCAAAAGTTATATCTACATCTGTAACGCAGTAATCCCCATAACGACTTAACTCTTCTTTTGTAAAGTCAGCCCTGCGTTTACCAAGTGCGCGAACTACCTCGTCACCCTTGTCTTGTAGCCCATAAGTTTTTGCCAGATTAGCGAGTGACACGCTGCTCTCCACACCGTGCAACGCCCGTGCCATACATAACGTGTCAGCGTATGCTCTTGGTTTTATGCCGAAGATCCAATGAAGTATCGCACCATCAAACATAGTGTTGTGGGCCAGCAGCATAGTGTTGTCCCAGTCATAACGTGTCAGGTACTCGGCTATTGCGTCATGGCTACCGGAAACCCAGTGCGTGTCATCAGCACCTTCTTTTATCGCAACACCAATTACCTCAAAGTCTCGGTGTCGCACATAGTTTTCCGTGGTAAGTTTAGACAGGGAATAATCCCTGTCATAAAATGTTTCAAAGTCGAGTGTGATCAGGTCCATTTAATCGCTACCCGCAATCTCACCGCCAATCGCAGCATACCCGCAAATGTCAACATAGGTGTCCACATCTTTAGGACCGTCACCGTGTAGGCGAGATATTTTTAGAAGGACCATCATAGCCGCTACATCACGCGATGTGATAAACGCGTTAAGGCCAAGGTGGGCGTTCCAATACCCTGCAATGCGATCAAAGTTTTCCGCCGCATCGCCGTACTCTTCGTGGCGATCACCGTCGATCTTACTAAGCGCATCCTCTAATATGTTAGCACGTGTACATAACGGTGGTAGAGCAGGGGGTTCTTCGGGTATTGTTTCACGTGAAACAACGTCCTTTTCTAACACTTCCTTCGGTGTGCCGATCTTACTCATTAGCTTCCAAACGTAGGCATAGGACGCTTTGGTAGCAGTCGCTATCTCACGGTTTGACGCTTCTGGGTGCTTCAATTTGTACGCCCAGATCTTCTCTTCTTTATTCTTCTTACGAGCCATGTTGCTCTCCTATAATTTGTATTCGGGCATATGCCCGATTGGGTTTTTGGGAACTGGTATCGCAGAGTGACCAAAACGGAGGAAAGGCCACCCTGCGAACCAGTGTAAGATCAGTGTAT